CTCTTTTTCCATTCTCTATCACCACCTTATTTAATTTCAGTCGAGCGTTTCGGTTTTCCGCTGGCTCGTGGCTTTCGGTTTTCCGCTGCCTGTCCTCGACTGTGATTTTAGTATAACATAAATCATGTCACTTGTCAACAGTAATCTGACATTTTTTATGTTAGTAATACGTAGAAAAAATGTCAGATTTTTTGTATAACTTGCATAAAAAACGCCATTTCAAGGAAAATGCAATAAAAAAGCAACTGTTTCACTATTGACGACTGACGTTTTTTATGTTATACTAAAAGCCAAGGAGGTGATTGCGTGAAAAACAATATAAAAGCAGCACGGGAAAAACAAGGGCTTACGCAACAAGAGTGTGCAGAGTTGTTTAATGTGAAACTAAGAGCATGGCAAACATACGAGCAGGGCGTAAGTGAGCCAAAATTTGAAGTGTTATGTAAAATTGCAGACAAATTTGGTGTAACTACAGACTACCTGCTCGGTAGAGAAAATGGAGATTTTTTCGGAAAAACAAAAGAGGAAAAAGACGCAGATATTATCAAGCGTTTGATGGCTTTAAGTGAAACGAAACGAAACATTGCTTATGATGCATTAGTATCTTTTGTGGATGCTCTGGAAAACAGTAAGGAAAGCAATAAGAATGAATGACACAATGAAAACAAAAGATATTTTGCGAATGCTGCGAAAATCTAATGGCTATACTAATATGAAAGACTTCTGCGATGCAGTAGGAATAAGTATAGGCACATATCAAAATTATGAAACAGGCAAAAGAGTACCGACAGCGGATATGCTAATCAAACTTTCCGACTTTTATGGGGTATCGACTGATTATTTGCTTGGAAGATGCACAAACATGATGACACCAAGCGAAAAGCAGCAAAAGATTGCAGAAGAGTACGCAAAGCTTGACGATACAGAACAGAAAATCTTATATGATATGGTCGAAGCCCTTGTAAAATCGTTGAAGAACTCCAAGAAATAACCGCAATCCATGCGAAAGAGCAATCATTTTCGTGACCTCACGGATATGAATGAACCGTCCCACTACAACCACCATATCACACCCCCACGCCAAAATCAAAGGTTATCTGACCAAATCGCCCTTTTATCTGACGAACGCATCTTTTTGCCTGTGAAATGGAAAAATGTACATAAAATAATAATGTTTATTTTTTTCGGTTTGTCGTACCCCTTATGGGGGTGTGGATTGAAACGTGATGTCACGAATGTGAAAAAAGCCATCACAAAGTACTTTCTGTCGTGGGCAGAGCCGCAGAATTTTTCTGTGGCTCTTTTTTTACCCACAACAATCCTTTATAGCAGTTCCTTAAACCGTTCAACTGCCTTTTCGTTATAGCGGAATGCATCCACTTCTTTGCAGGAATAAGGCGACTTGTCTTTATAGAACTCGCCATATTCTTCCGTCTTCATGCCGTTCTGACTGGAAAGCCGTCCGATTTTCTGAGCAGATACACCCAGCATCTTCCCGATTTCTGTAGCGGTATACATTTTCTGTTCTGACTTTGGCATCGGCAAAATCGCTTCCCCTGCAAGCACTTCCGCAGCCTTTGCAATCAGAATGCTTTTGTAATCTTTGGACAGCGTGGTTTCTGCGTTGGCAAGCTTCAAGAACTGATTCGACATCCGCACACGGGCGTTCATCTCTTTCACTTCCAGAGCCTTTGTCCGGTCTGGACGCTGTGGAAGCTGTCCCTGCTCCCGAACGCTGAAATAAGTATCCACCAGCACTTCATACGCCTGCCATGCCTTGTCGGTGTTCAGGCTCTTTGCGTGGAGCAGTGCACCTTTTTCCGTCCAAAGGTAAAACTTGTTAAGATTTGGCGACACGTCAATTTGTCCGGTCGCCTTAAATTCTCTCAACACATTGCCAGTTAAGCAATAGTAATGCTTGCCCTCTGTGTACCGTTCCTTGTTCCGCTGGAAATTTCTTTGGATTGCATTCACATCTGTTTCGTACTGCTCCGCAATCTGAGCGGTGGTCAGTACTCTCTGATTGTTGGTCTCTACGACCTGTAAATTTTTGTTCATGATAAATCTTCCTTTCTGTGTGTTTAATTTTACTTCCGAATCAGCCACAGCACGCAGCCCAGAATGCCGACGCTGCACAGCAGGCTGATAACATCCAGAACGATTTTCAGCGTTTCCATGTGTTCACCTCCCTTCTTTCTAAAAGGTTGACACCGTGCGGAATTTGTGTTATACTATTCCCGAACCCTTGCCGGATGTTCGTTCCATCCGGTTTGGATTCAGTCTTTTTTAGTTGATAATATCACGCATCAAATCAATGATGGTTTTTATCAACTGTAGGATGGCGGTAATCAAGAGGATCGTTTTGGTTGTTCGGTCTTGATTGCCGCTTTTTTTCTGCCGTTTTTTCGGCTTTCGCTGTTTCCCCACGGTGTCCGCTCCTTTCTGTGGTTTTTGTCTGTCGGTCGTTTTGACCTCCTGACAGTTATTATTATACACCGTTTTGACCTACTTGTCAATAGGGATGATGATAAAAAAGTGTACAAAATGACCGACTGCTTTTTGTACAAATAGCCGAAACGACCGATACAAAGAAAAGATCATGTTGACAAGTAAGTCAAAATGTAGTACAATAAAATAGGATAAGAAGGAGGTGAATTGCTTGAATATCGAAAATTTAAAAAAAGCCAGAGAAAAAGCTGGATTGACACAAGCACAAGCTGCTATTGCAATTGGTGTAAGTGATGGTACATATAAAAATTATGAGCAGGGCAAGCGAGAACCCAATGGGGATAAGATGGTTACAATTGCAAACCTATTCGGCGTGACCACGGACTATCTGCTTGGTCGTGATAGTCAAAAAAGCAACGAACTTACCCCAACCCAAAGAGAAGAGATTGCAACTCAAAAATGGTTATCTCTTGATAAAGAAAAGCGTGATGCACTGCTACAGATGATGGAAACATGCATAAAAACATTTGAAGCAGCCGAATCAAAACACAAAAAATAACCGCAATCCATGCGAAAGAGCAATCATTTTCGTGACCTCACGGATATGAATGAACCGTCCCACTACAACCACCATATCACACCCCCACGCCAAAATCAAAGGTTATCTGACCAAATCGCCCTTTTATCTGACGAACGCATCTTTTTGCCTGTGAAATGGAAAAATGTACATAAAATAATCGTGTTTATTTTTCACGGTTTGTCGTACCCTAATCAAAGGGCGATAAATCATGTTAAACATCATTTTTGTGGACGATTTGCCAGTATCGACTGAGAGGGCACAGGCAGCGTTCAGAGCGATTTGCAAGCATTATGGAATAACTTGTACCATAACTGTCAAAGACGCCGCAGAAGGCTTTCTGGCGTGTGTGGCAAAGCAGGACTATGACATCTACGTGATTGACATCGAATTGCCGGACACAAGAGGGGACAAGCTGGTACACGCAGTGCGTGCTATCAATCCTATGGCAACCATCGCTTTTTTGTCGTTTTATAATATCTATGGGAATATTGCAGTCGGCGTGAGTGTGGATGCATACCTGTACAAAGATTATGACACCGCAGAAATGCAAGAGCAGGCTACAATCCTGCTCAAAAAGTGTGCGGCGAAACGGCAGCATTACCGATTCCAGACGATTACCGGAGCGGTGGATGTTGCCGTTGTTGATATCCTGTACCTTGTGTCCCATCACCGGCAAATCTATTTGCATATGCGTGACGGGACGATCTACAGCGTATATAACACCAGTCTGACCGCTTTAAAAGCTGAGCCGCAGTTCTGGCAATTCGCACGGCTGAACAGAAATTATCTGGTAAACGCCAAAAACGCCGTAGAATTTGATCGCAAACGCAATGTCATCTGGATGCAAGACGGGCAGAAGATAAAAGGTAAAAAGGATGCTATCATTGATATGTTGATGTTGGTCGCTGCGGAATGCTGGCATGATTACGGCGAAATCAACGAAGAAGACGTAGAAGCTTTACAAAAATGAAAAAGCCACTGGAGCGTTAAATTGCTCCAGTGGCTATTTTTTTGTTTTTATGACACGAAATATGACACGCAATATTAAAACAAGCGTATTATAGCCGATTTTTTTGAAATAAAATTGGGTTCAAATCCCTCTTTCTGCGCCAAATCTATTTTTTAAAAAGTAGCGTAATTTCGGGAATGTGCCGATTTTACGCTACTTTTTTGCTTTTTGCAAAAATAAAAATACGCTTCCATTTGCGTGAAAAAGCATCAATTTGCAGCGTTTTGCACTACTATATGACACGAAATATGACACGAAATTTCACTTATTGTCTGAGAAAAGCCCATCCATATAATTGTCAATTTTTTGATCCGTTTCCGCTCTTTCTTCCGAAAATGTATGCTGATACACATTTTTTAGCGTTGATGGTGTTGACCATCCGCCACGTTCCATTGCATACTTATCGGGCACACCAAGAGCCAACATAATGGATGCATTTATATGACGTAGATCGTGAAATGTCATGTGCTTTCCAGTCTTTTCAAGTATTATAGATACAAAGTGCTTGTAAATCGTGCTTGCTGATAAAGTCACTACATAATCATCCGGATTACCTGCTCCTATCATATCCAATAGACGTTCTGGCACTGCAAGTTGCCGTGTACTATTAAATGTTTTGGTTTTCTCTTTTTCAATTTGCCCTGCCATTGCGATCCGTACGTTACGCACAGTCAAAATTCCGTTGCTGATGTCTTTGTAACGGATTCCACGTACCTCTGACATTCTCAGGCTAAGCCACATGGCAAGCATCGCCGGCAATTCGATGTCTGTGCCTTTTATCGCATCTGCAATCTGCTGTGGGGTTGGCAGATCCTTTACTTTATGCTCTTTTGCAGGCAAAGTTGTGTGAAACACAAAATCAGGCATATACATTGCTACCGATGCCGTCAACAAACCATGTGCATTCCGTACTGATTTCGCAGATAATGTCTTTGCTGCTTCATTGATAGCTGCCTGTACCATCAGATTTGTGATCTTCGATAATGGTACATTCATCAATTCTTGCAATTGATTTTTTCGGATATTTCGATATCCTGCAATTGTTGACGGAGATAATACCCCGTCTTTGTTGGCAATATAGCCATCAATTGCATCTCCAATTGTTAAGTCCTTAGGTTTCCCTTTTCGCTTCAGATTGTATTCAGCGGCTAAAAATTCCGCTTCTTTTTTTGTTCTGGCTGTAAAAGATTTGTACAGCTTTTTCCCATTGCTGTTCTCGCCAATGTATAACCGCACACGCCAGTTACCAGACGGCAGTTTTTTCGCTGTTGCCACTAAAGATTCCTCCTTGACAAGAGGAAACAAATGTGGTATAATAATATTGTTAAATTATACTTTTTGTTCCCTTTTTATACCATCTGTTGTGCCGCAACAGATGGTATTTTTATTATATCATAGTTTTTTTGCTAAATCAAGAAAAATATGATGCACAAAATAGCCGACCATTGATTGCTGATCAGAGGTCGGCTATTGTTATTTTTTAGAGTTTTTCATCTATGCTTTTTACGTGATTCAAAATTTGCTGTAGTGTGTCATCATCACTGGTATCTTTTTTAGTGTCTAAAGTGCCATTTTGAATGTTCTCTGGAGTGGTTGTTGCATTTTTTGCAAATCCATTCAGACCAGCATTTTTGATGATTGTTGGGTAATCTATGTAGCATTCATCTAAATCAACGTCCCCGTTAATACCGCTGATTGTTCCGCATCCCTTTTGCCAGATGCCATAATTGCCGGAATAACCGCATTCGCTGCTATAATCCGCACACCAAACTGTATACCGATTTCGCACCGATTCAGTGACATAATTTTCAAGGTAAAAGGTAGAGCAATACAAACCGGCATAATAGCCAGCCTGCTCCAATGTGCTGCAAAATGCTTCAACCATTTCGCTACAAACCTGTTTTCCAAGAGCAAATTGCTTCTTTTCTTCCAAATCGAAATAAATTGGATATGCAAACTGCTTACCCTGTAGAACTTGCAAGCAGACACTTGCTTCCTGCCTTGCCTCTGCTGCACTCGTGGCATAACTATACCAAAACGCACCGCAGGGGATGCCGCTTTTCTGACAACCAGCATAATTCTCTTCAAAATAATCATCAACCTGATTCTTCAAGATCTTTCCGAATCCGGCACGAATCAGAGCAAATGAAACTTTTCCAGACGCTTTTACTTTTACCCAATCAATTTTCTGCTGGCAGTATGATACATCAATCCCATAGAGGATATTTTTTGCAGATGTCAAACCAAAATACTTGTAAAAATCCTCTGTAACTGTGCTATTCCCTTTGACCTCGTCACCGAGCCAACGGTATCCTGTGCGGACATCCAGATGCGTGTACTGGTAGGCTGCTGTAATGTTGGCAATACCGCCGAAACCTAAGTCCTGAGCCTTACAGCATACCGTTTTGCTGCTGATCGGCTGCCCGTCCTGCCCGTAACAGCAGACATCCGCTGCAGTGCCTTTGGTATGCTGACCGCTGCTCGTACCGCCTACAGCTTTATCGTGTTCCGGGCAACGGTAGCCGCTTGTCACAATGATTTTGCTACAGTTCAGGGCAGTATAGAGGGCTTCCAGCTTGTCGATCAATTCGGATGCAATCAAAGTTTCGTGAGTTTTTCCACACTGACAACGAAATTCTTTTACATTGAAATGTGGGGAAAGTTGGGTACTATCGTTATAATCATAATGATTGACTGGCATAATATCATCCTTTCATAAAAAATATTTTTAGAAAAATTTGAAAAAACACTTGACAGCCACCAAAATATGTGGTATAATAGAATCATGGAAAGGGGGTGAAAAACATGAGAATGCCAAATAAAAAAGAGCTTCTCAAACTGCTGGACACAGTCGAGAAGCTCACAATCAAAATCATTTCCATTGTCGGATGGGTGAAGATTCTGATTGATGTGATTTTCAGCTAAATGCTGAACGGCTGTAAAGCCGGGGAGGGCGAAAGCCTTCTCCGCTTTACGGTTATATTATAACATGGCTTCTCATAAATGTCAATGCGTGATACAGCGAAAATTATTTTTAAAGTGGTTGAAATTATGGGACTTTTGTTCTTTCTGTTTTACCTGATTTCTTCCATTGTAACGGATGTGGTGAAATGAATCTAAGAAAAATCAGAAAAGAAAAAGGGTATTCTGTGCCGAAGTTGTCCGCTTCGGCAGATGTACCGGTTCGCACAATTGAAAACATTGAAAAACGGAATCAATGTACAGTTGCAAACGCCATCAAGCTTGCTGATGCTCTTGGTGTCACGCTGGATGAACTTTGCAGAGATAACCCAGAACAGACCGAAACCGAATAACCCGATGCCGTCCGGCAGCTTTTCCGCTGTTGGGCGGTTTTCTTTATTCTGCTTCCGGCAATCCAGTTTGCATCCTATATGAATTATTATAATCATAATGATTAACTGATATAGTATTATCCTTTCGCAAAAATATTTTTATAAAAATTTGAAAAAACACTTGACAACCACTAATTTTTGTGGTATAATAAAATCATGGAAAGGGGGTGAAACCAATGAGCAAAAAGAAAAAAAGAAGACCGAAAAGAGCGATGTTCAATCAAAAAGATTTGCAAAAAATCTTGATGCTTACAGCTCTAATCAATCTTCTGAATGCGATTACCACCTTAGTCAATAAGATTTGGGACATCTTGCACTAAGAAAAATCGCTTGTAACAACGGGGCAACGGATGGGCAGCAGCTCATCCGACCCTACTATTATTCTAAAACAATTTTTGCTCATTGTCAAGATGTTAGATGCCATTCAGATTCTGCTTTCTCTTGCAAGTATCTTTTTATCCATCTATGCAATTATTTTAATCCGACGTATGAAATGAGGTGCTGAAATGAATCTGAAAAAGATTCGCATGGAAAAAGGGTTAACGGTTCAGCAGCTTGCAGATCTTGCAGGGCTTCCAAAACGAACTGTAGAGGAAACAGTCAGACGGGATACTTGTTCCGTCCGAACTGCTATCAAGCTTGCTGATGCCCTTGGTGTCACGCTGGATGAACTTTGCAGAGATAACCCAGAACAGACTGAAACCGAATAACCCGATGCCGTCCGGCAGCTTAACCGCTGTCGGGCGGTTTTCTTATTCAACTACAATTGTTCTGATTTCATCGAGATTGTAAAAACCAATCCGAGCTTCATTTTTTATCACAATAAAAAACTTTCCATCATAGGTGTAGTCATCCCATTCACTTTTCTTCCACTCAGCAAATTTTCCATCTTTCATCGTAACTGTGATTGTTTCATATTTATCTGGACAAGGAGGAATGCAATTTGGCATTGGTGGAGGCGTTTCAGAAATCAATTCCTTCAACCCTTTCCCTGACAAAATATCATCATATTTTATTAGCTTTCTTCTATTCATCGTTCAACCTCTGGCAGCCCTGCCACGGATGTCAAAACAGACAACACCCCAGCCAGCAGAGCCGCACTGCCCACGGCGATCCAGTTCACATCTTGCATCACAGCAGCTACGCCGATGGTTGCCACGGCGGTCTGTGCCATGGTTTTCACGGCTCTGACTGCCGCAGCCTTTGCCCAAAGTTTCCAGTTTCTCATGTTATGCTCCTTTCTCTTCAGTCGGCAGTGCCATAAATTCTTCGTGCAAGTGTGTCATCACACCATTGCCGCCCAATTCATGATACTGCTGATACATGTTTTCATAATTTTCTTTTGCATAAATCGGTGCAAACCCTGCATCAATGTACTTGTTATAGCAGTGTAACATCCGGTCACGGAGCAAGGCTTGTACGCCAAATTCCAGTGCCTTTTGTCGCATTTCCTGTTCTTTCATTCGGGCTAAAATTGCTCTTGTCCCAATTCCAAGAATTCCAGACGCACTGATTACAGATAAAAGAATTGTAATAATACTGCTCAAAAAATTCACTCCCACTTATGATGAAATTTTCAGAATCTGAATTGTGATTTTGTCACCATCATTTACGGTTGTTAGCACAAAATAAGTAGAAATATCCGTATATCGCATAGTATAATCTACGTTACGAGTCAAATATAATCCGTTTTTATACACGTTTGCAACTGCTTTCCCAGCGATTTCGTCGTCTAATGAGTATCTGTCTTTTGATACAGGAACGTCACCGTTTCCGTTTGTAATAGTATATTGTGTTGTATCCTCTAACAATTTGATTTTGTTTTGTTTCTTGTCATTCCACCAAGCATTAAAGTCAACCTCTAAAGTTTGTAATTCTGTTTTAGAATCAGTCAAAAACTTGTCAAACTGTGTCTGCTGTGTACTTAGAGCAGTATCAATCTGACTTTGTGCATCTGCTACAAATTTATTTGTTTTTGCCTGTGCATCTGTAACAAATCCGGAAATTTGTGTCTGTGCATCCGCCACTGTTGCAGTAATTTGACTTTGTGCATTTGTTGCAGCTTCCTGCACGACATTCACAATATTTTCCGTTCCTGTGATGCCGACTACATACGGACAATTCGCAGCTCCACGATTATCGTTTACGTTTTCGGCATTGATAACGGTTGCCTGTGCAGGTACATAGACATAGGCAAGCACAAACAACTTTGCTGCGTTGGTGTCCGGAACATCCGGCTTTTGCGGATCAGCTGCCGGAGTACCCTTATGTACATCAATATAGCCGTTTCTGTATGCTTCATCCAGATTGACCGATACACAAACCGCATCCCATCGGGGGTTCTCGCTGTCTGCTGTATCAATTTCAATGTCCAGAACATCTGTATTTCTTACATATTTGTTTAAGATTTTTGCTCTGCCAGTGTCAACCTGAACGCCCATCGTAGACCCATCAGCAAAAACTCTAAATTCTTTTCCAATGCCTGCATAAATCCCGTCAGAAATCAATCCTTCGAAATAATCTGAAAAATCATCTGCCCCATACAGGCGGTCATGATTGATACTGTCATAAAATCCACTTTTTATCATGATTTCATCTCCCAGTCTGAAAATGTTGGTGTTACTCTGTAACCGTTTTCGTCATCCGCTTCAATTACTTCCAAAACTCGTGCATTTGCTTTCATGCCGTATTCATTTTCAATGCTTACAAGGTCGCCTAAATTCCAATCCCGGCGGTATATAAATTGCAGTGTTGTGTCCACTTCTCCGGACAGTCCCTCAATGATGCCAGTTTCAAACAGCTTTTCTTTTCCACGCTGTCTTAAAAGTATCCCATATTCAGCAGCAGTGTAATATGTACCATCATCTTTTTTCATTCTTAGGTCACGAGCATCCACAAAAATTTCCCGGCGGTCTAATTGCTTCGGAACATTGTGTTCATCGGCAGAGTTCCACGTCTTGTGCGTCCAAATAACTGATCGGTCAGCACCTTCCCCTTCTCCGGCAATAAAAGCCATCGTTTTATTATTCTCATCGTCCAAAACATATTGACTATTGATTAAGTTGTAGTATTTCGGTGAAAAAATAACAGGGGTATTTTCTTTTTGGTCGAATGTCCGATCAACGCCTTTGTAACACGTAAAATTGAATCCATCCTTTTTATCTGTAAAAACAAATCTAAAGCTAAAACCATACTGCTTACAGATACTGAAAATTGCATCAAGAAGATTCTGATATTGATAGATGTTCCAATAAAAATATCCCTCTTCATTATCAATTTTCACACCATACAAATCTTTTATAATATTGATTTCCCGATCGGCATATTTTGCATTCACACCTTTTGCTTCCAAGCTGATCAGCCAGCAGCACAATGCTGATGGAGAACTTGCAGAGAAAGAACCGGCATTTGCAACGACCCTGTAAGATAAGATATTTTCAACGCCACGTCCGGAAATGATAAAATAGTTCCCGTTTTCTGCATCGGTCTTGATTTCAATGTGTTCAATCATCATCGTGCTTTCACAATCTTCCCGAAAAACGTAAAATCCAATCTGCAAGTACTGTAGTAAATCTGGATCAGCTGGAACGTATAGCTCAAAATCCCCAACATCCCAGTAACGCCGTGTCCAAATCAGGGAACTATATTGATCAATTACAGCAACTCTTTGAAAAGTTTGATTCAATATGTACAATTCCAAGCCATCATACCCCCAGTAATAACTTGTCAACTGTGATAGTAACAAGCAGATTTTCCGGCTTTTCGTCTGCCCCATAGGTAAGACGATTCTTTCCAGGCAGCAGCTGCACCCACTCAAAACTTTCATCCATCGTGTTTAAAATATTTTTGGTTGTTTTATCCGTAAATGTCTTTACAATCGATAAATGATGTTTGTTGGTGTTTACTGTAATTTTTTCGCCTTGATTCAGCGTTGTTTCTGTGCCTGTCAGCTTCATGGTTTGATTGGATGTCAAATTGGTTAGCCATGGTCTGGATGTGATTTTTCCAATTGCCTTAAATTCAACCACCATTCCCGTTGACACCAGTCCGGCATTGATAATACCAGATGTGCTGTAATTTCGTTCAGAAACGGGAATTGGTTCACCAATATTGATGGAAAATGGAAATTCAAAACGGGCTTCTGATACTGATAGAACCAATGTTTCTTTCTTTGCACTTCTAAAATACGGGTTATTGCAAATAATGGATACCTGTGCAGTTTCATTATTGCTGAATAAGTCACATTCAAATGTTTCTACGTATCCATCAATGTAGACATCATGCAACCCATTCCGGAAATAGATCCGGACGACTTTTCCCAGTGGGAAATGTTCGTATAAAGCATTCCGGTTTTGCTCCACGTCTGGAAACATCTTGATATATAGCACAATATTTCGCTTGTTGATTCTGCCGGAGTTATAAACCTCTCCGTCTACGTTGGCAATTGTGCTAAAATTCAGCGTTGCTCCGGGTGGGGCTAATCCATCTATTTTATAAATGCAAAAATTAGCGTTATTTGTAAAATCAATCGTTTTTGTTTTGACGAAATACAAAAAAATCACCCCTTTGCATTCAGCAGATTTTTGGACTGCCTGTAAATATCATACCGAGATAGTGCCTTTGGGCTGTTGTTTGTCTGATTAAAGTTATAATTGTTGACAACTTGCGTTGTTCCAGCCGCTTTGGATGTGCCTGCTCCAATATTCAAATCACTGGAAACGTTTGCAATCGCAGATTTCGCAGCCTGTAGCGTTTTCTGTGCGGATTTCTGCATTGCATTCACAGCGGTCTTTGTTTCATCTTCGATACCCTCTGCCATGCCCATCGGCAAGAATTTACCAATCTGATCCGCCATGACTTTAGACGGGGAATTGATGTCAAAGAAACTTCTCAGCCCATCTAAAACGCCCTGACCAAATCCCTGAATTTTATCCCAAATCCAGCCTGCCATGTCATTGATCCCATTCCATAAGCCTTCCACAATATCAGAACCAATGCTATAGATTTTATCTGGCAAGCCGCTAATGCCATCTACAATGTTATCCCATAAATTCTGTGCGGCTTCGCTCGCCTTGCTACCAAGATCACTTGCAAATGTTGTGACTTTTCCAATGATGTCTGTCAGCCAGTTCCAGAATTCGCCCGGAAGTTCCTGTATTTTCGTGGCGATGTTATCAAAAAAACTACTCGCTGCTTCGCTGGATTTCACTTGCATTTCAGCTGCCCACGTTATAACATTGCTGATTACATTTGTCAGCCATTCCCAGATTCTTCCCGGCAGTTCTGAGAAAAACTGCACAATGGAGTCAATGATTTCCGGAATTTTTTCTGTTACAAAGGTTTTGATATTCTCTGCCCATGTCAAAATTGTTCCGATTGTTGCACCGATTGCATAACCAATCTTATATGGCAAATCGCTGAAAAATTGTACAATCCCGTCAATGATTTCTTGTACCTTCTGGTCAAAGGTCAATTTCATTTCAGCTGCCCATTCAATGATTTTCCCCGGCAGCTGTTTCAGAGAATCAACAATAGCTTGTATAAATTCTTGCATGGACGTTTTCGCATTCGTCCCTAAATCAGAAAACCATTGCTTGATACTTGTCCAGACCTCTGATAATTTCTCGCCGATTTTCTCTGCAAGCGGTGTCAATCCCTCTACAATTGCATCTAAAATTTTCGGAATTGCAGCAACCAAAGCTGCCAGAACTTTTGGAATTGCTTTTACAATCGCCATAAAAAGCTTTACTCCGGCAGAAAGAATCTTTGGGGTTGCATTGGTTAGGAATTCTGTAATTGCAGCAATAATGTCCGGTAATGCATCAACAAGGCTCTGAATGATGTCCGGCAGAGCATCCACCAACGCATTCAAAAGTTCGGTTGCAGCATTTAAAAGCTGTGGATAGCATTGTGCAACAAAATCCACAATTGAGCGAATAACATCCGGTAATGCAGCAGTCAGCCCCTGAACAATTTCCGGCAATGCAGCAATCAAACCGTTCAGCATGGTTTTAGCTGCTTCTAAAATTTGCGGTGTTGCTGCGGTCAGCCCATCCACCAAAAGAGGGATCAAAGATAGTAACTGATCCAGTAAGCCCGGCAACGCTTGCACGATTGTATCAAAAAGCGTGGTAATTCCACTTAAAATTTGTGGCGTTGCATTTACCAGCATTTCAATAAGAGACGATATAAGTTCGGTCATGGTTGTTCCAAGGTCTAATTTGAGTGCAGTAACAAGCCCTTGAAATAGCTGCATCGCAGCACTTAAAAGCTGCGGCGCAAGTGTAATGATTTCCTGTGCAAGCTGTGAAATAATGGTTGTAAGCCTTGTCAGCAATTGCGGTGCAACGGTTACAATTCCATCTGCAAGCGTCATGACAATTTCTCCGGCAGCAGCTAAGAGTTCCCCAGAATGCTCTGTGATACCGTTAAGAATGCTCTGAATAATCTCCACGCCGATATTTGCAACGGTCGGTAAAACACTGGTAATGGTTGTTGTTAAGGTTGTCAGGATATTTCCGACAGACGATCCAATCTTTTCGCCTGCTCCGTCTACACCATTGGTCAAATCCATAAATGCACTGGCAAGATTCTGAACATCCGGCACAATTTTAGCAAGCACCCCAGATGCAAATGTGGTGAACATAGCAAGAACCGGTGTGAATGCTGTGCCAATTTGGGCAATGGAATTTTTCATGCCAAGTTGAGCAGCGTTCAAGTCCATAACAGCCTTGTTGTTTTTCTTGTACTGCTCCCCAAGGTCGCCATATAACCCATCCAGAGTATCAACAATTAGCTGCTGCCGCTGCTGTTCATCACCACAGGCTGCCAATTTGGCATTAAAATCATCTTCGTTTTCGCCTGCCCAGTTCAAAGCATCCGCCAAATTACCTGTAACCTGTCCAACCTTTGCGGTTTCGTTGACAGATTCCGCCAAGCCATCAAGCGGAATTGAATCGCCATATTTTGCCCAGATACCAGCCGAACTATTGAGCAGGCTATTCAGATTCTCTGTGCTTGTCCCCATCGCCATGAAGTTTGATACAGTGGTATTTGCAGCGGTTTCATCGCCCAAAACACCATACATGTCCTCGAACATTTTTCCGGCTTTTTCGCTGCTGATTCCGGCAGATTCCGCAGCAGAATTTAACTTTGCCATGTTATCATTAAATTCCTTGCTGCCCTCTGTTGCTGCAACTAAGCCTGCTCCCAACCCTGTCAGAGCCGTTCCCAGTCCAGTCAGAGCCGCTTTTCCAAGAGATCCAAGAAATTCTTTTAACTTGCCACCGGATTTTTCTGCTTCATCGCCGGTATCTTTGATTTCTTTGTTCGCATCGTCCAAAGATTTTTCGGCTTTTTTAGCAGAATCTCCCGTTTCATCCAGCGTGGTATTATATTTGGATATTGCTGCTTCATTCCCCTTAATAGCAGCTTTCAAGCTATTAATTTTAATCTGCATATTCTGTGCAGCTTCAGAATTTTCACCCTCACTTTGCACAATCTCAGCAAGTTTCTTTTCATATTCCGACAGAATTGTGGAATAACTCTTATTTACGGTCTTTAATTGTGTGATTTTTGCAGTTAGTCCATCAGCAGAATCGCTCCACTTGTCCATTCCAGCAGTCGCTACTTTGAACTCTGAGTTTGCAAGAGCAATTTGTCGGTTTGCTTCCTGCAAATTGTTTTTCAGTTCTGAAATATCAACTTTAAATTTCGTTGTTGTTTCTTTCGATTTTGCCATTTTTTATCACCACCATTAAAACCAATTGTCCCTTGCCGGTCGCATCATGCGAGCAGGCTTTTTCTTTTGCTTGCTATGCTTCACAGTACGCTTCATCAGTAAAATTACTTCATGAGCAGGATATTTCCGCACTTTAATCGGATCTAAACCGCTGAATCGGTCGCATAAACTCACAGTAATATCAAAAAATGTATCATATAAGGACAGCTTTCCGCCGCCCATCATCAGTTTCCCTGATTTTTTCCGTTGTCCAATGTCTTAATTTCAGAAAAGCAATACTTGATTGCCTGAATAAAAATCGGTACCAATTCGCTGACTTTTGTCCGGCGAATCTCTTCTTCTGTAACACCTTCAAAAATCTGCATCAGCAATGGTTTCAGCTGCGGCAGCAATTTCAGAATCATTCCACCGACTGCCGCTTTATCATCCACCTTGTCCAGATCTACACATTGCACAAGGTCTTCCATTGTACCCCACATCAGGTCAAACTGTGTCGCTGTGTAAGTCTTTTCCAATGTTTTTCCGGTCTTATCATAAATTCTCAGTTTCATGTCCATTATCATTTCCTCCGTTTAAAAATAGGCACCACACAATGTGGTCGTGCAGTGCCTAAATAAAATATCAATCTATGTAAAGTTTACGCTGTCTTCGCTGCTACATCATCCGGTGTCATAACCTTTGTGAACCATTCGTCCAAATTATCAGCCCGTGCATAGCGTTCATCAACCACAATGCCGGTGATAGATTCCAATCGTTGGGTGGTCTGTGTGCCCTCTGCTACAACGGTTGTGTCGTCTCGATACGCAAATTTATGAATGGTGCTGATTGCTGTATAGGTCAATTCTGTATTGGTTGTATCAATGCTGTCAGATTCGGTGTTGACTTCTTCAGACGGGATTGCAAATACGCCCTTGTATTTCCATACAAACCGCCAGAAGCCATCTGTTCCCTTTGTTTTGTAACCAATGCAAAACTGTTTCGGTCTGGTTTCTCCTTCAATCAGCATGCCCTTTGTTGCATCAAATGCCTGTCCAGTAATGTCCGCCAGCAATGCCAACTGCAACGGTGCAACTGTAAGTGTAAATGTTTCCGCACCCTTTGCAGCGATTACAATCATGCCCTTGTTGTCGTAGAAGTGCGTTTCGCTGGAAGTCTCCACTTCTTTTGCAATCGTTGCAACATACGCCAGCCGTTTTGGTGTTGTAGTGGTGAATTTTTCCTCACTGTCTTCCAAAACCTGTGCATAATACAAATCCTGCACACCACGAAATTCAAAAATGCTGTCTGCCATCGCTTAATCCTCCTCATTGTTTTCACGGATTTTGAGAATCTGCACAGATATTCCACGCCCGATGTGGGTATCCAAGTCGCTAACCGCATCGTAAGCATCGCCCCATGCTTCAAATCCATTCTTTTTTAACTTTTCAATTGCTCGCCGCAAAACGTCATAGCATTTTTCCGGTTCAACGGCATAAAAATTGACATCATAGGTGTATAATGTCGCATATTCCTGATTGTCATAAGCACGATTCAAATCGCCAGAAACCTGCCAGAACGTGAAAAAAGCATCTGGATACGGTTCATCTTCCAGCAAACTTCCCTGCCGCCGAACCGGATACCCAAATTCTGATAATAGTGCAATCAAACGGTCTTCCATTGGTCACCCCATATTCCGTTCAATCCATTTTTCAATGGCTTCTCTTTGCAAATAGGTAATTGCAATTTGCGTTTTCCTGCCATAAACAGCATCATACAGCCCCGGAACGGCTGCCATTGGCGGTTCGTGTCGAGGTGTTCCATACATCAGGAAATTAGATACCAAACTTTCCGACAGGTCAAACCCGATTTTAATTTCGCCAGTAAAGCCTTCCCACGCAACCGTAAAGTTCTTGTCCAGTGTTGCTTTCGTGTCCCCTGTCCAGAACTTTCCCTTTGCTGGCATGTTGGCTTTCTTCATAATCGCAGTGACTTGCTCATTGACGTATTCTTTGGATGCTTTCAGGGCGGCTTCTGTTGCTTTTTTCAAGCCTTCTTCCCCTGCTGCCCGGTCAATGCTCTGCATGAGTTCTTGCCATCCGGAAAACTGTAAGCCAATTCGATTCTTTTTCCCCATTACGCACCTCCGGAAACAGCCCTGATTTTGAATTTCAAGATCTGATTCCTCATATTGATGTTTTCCGGTGTTCCAATGACTTCATAGGTTTTTCCGTCCGCATTCTGAATCCGGCAGTCTGCTTTGATATCAGGTCGATACCAAGTTTCGATGACTGCTGTATCTTCAATGGTGATCACATCATTATTCGTGCGTTCTGTTCCACCGAATGTTTTAAAAGATGCATAAAACAGTGTCCCTGTTTCCGGATAAACTTTTTTGGTTATGCCCTTTATCAGTTTTGTCTGCGGAATCAGAAGCCATAGCGGAACGACAAACGGCTCATTCGGTCGATAATTGGACAATTATGCATCTCCCTTCTTATAAATCAGCTGGATTGCACGCTGAACAAAATACTGTGACAATTCCGCTGTACCCATCCCATAATTCCATAGGTCAGAAACGCCACGGATAATCACACCGACAGCCTCCGGACTGTTTACGACCGCATCCGAAACGCCAGCATCCAGCAAAAACGCTTTTACATCGTTGATATAGGTTTTCAGCGTTTCATCCTGATACGTTCCAGTGACATTCAGACCGATTTTCACTTTTTCCAACAGTTCTTCGGCTGTCATGTGATTCCCCCCTTACTTTGCAGACTTCTTCAGCACGAATACAGAATTGACATCCAGCAGCTTGCCGTCCATAATGCAAAGTCCCTTATTGTACCATACATTCTTTTCATCGCTAAACCACCGCTTGAATGCCAGCTGCAAATTGGTGTTGATTGCATAATCATTCGGGCGGAAGTAAATTGCGAATGCATCCCCGTCCGCTGCTGCATCAAAGTCTTTCATGATGTCTGGTTCTACGAGAATGACTTCCCGTCCTGCAAACTTGCCGGATACTGTACCATTGACCGGATCATATGTTTCCATGTAAAGCGGTCTGTCGTTCGCATCCTTCAACGTCATGATCTGAGATTCAAATGTTGCAGCAGTCATTACCAGAACGCCTTCCCCACGATAAGCCAACGGCACTTTTGCAAACAGCTTTGTTCTCCACTTTGTCCAGTCTGCAAGTTCTGCCGCAGTAAAGGTGATCTTGTTTTCTGCCTTTACCCGTGTATCATTGAGAATGCCCATTGGCTGACCGCTGCCAGTGCCGGACAAGATGACACGGTCAAATTCCCGTGCAAACGCTTCAGACAACAGCCGTGCCATTTCCGTTTCCAGCGTATCCAGTGTAACCACCTGAGAAAGCAAGGACTGAGAAAGACGTGCTTCCACAATGTGATAGCCGAAAGATACGCTGGTCTTGATTTTCGGAACTGCCTGTGTATCAGAAACAGTCGTTTCCGTAATCCAAGAAACCGTCGGAACCAGTTCTTCAATCGGAAATTCTACGCCGCCCTTAACATTCAGCTTCCGGACACGGTTATACAAGTTCCCATAAACTTTCAGTTCCTTGATAAACTCGTTCATGATGGTGTTCGGAATCACCTTGCCGACATCAGACGTAATCAAGGTTTCATCCTGTCGCTTCTGGTAGTTCCATTCGCCGGTCTGCACATACTGCATAAATGCTTTCCGATATTCCATGGAATCCAGTGCATTTCCGGTTCTTTGTTCTCCCTGCGGATTCATTGCAAACGATGCAAGATTTCTTGCCTGCATCGGATTAAATGCAGACCGCTGTCCGGTTGCATCATCGTCTGTTTTGCCAGCAGAATCACTTCCAGAATCATCCTGATTATCGTCCTTCTCTGCTTCTTTCAGCTGTTCTTCTGCATCCTGTAATTCTTCTTTCAATGCCAACAGGGTCTTCCCAAGGTCTCTTACTTCCTGTGCATCTTTGGAAGTTTCAAGTTTTGCCTTGAGTGCCTCGATTTCTTTCTTTCTTTTTTCAATCAGATTTTTCAGAAATTTTGTCATATGCTCATACCTCCAGTAAATATTTCAGTTTCAGCTTTTCCAGTTCTACATCTTCGCTGCCTTTGGAACGTGATTTTCTGGCATCTTCAACTGCTCGCTTGTCACGGGCAGAAATTTCAGTGCTTTCATATGCTGGAAATGTCACAGCAGAAACCTCTGCAACCTGCCCAATGCTATTGATGTATCGGGTCGGATGGTCGGTATCTAATCCTTCCCATTCATCTCCAGTAATCGTAAACATAAAGGACATGCCGGAAATATCGCCACGCTGCACAGCAGAATATAACGCCTTTGCATCCGGATTGTTTTCCACGTCCAACTGTACTTGTATAGCTAACCCATCCTTGTCACGCTGGAGCTGCATCGTAGATTTTTTGTTTCCGGCTTTTGCCCGTGCCAATGGAATCATGCCCGTATTGTGATTGACCAAAAACCGCACATCAGATAAATCTGCATCATCCAACGCACCTCGCCGAATGATTTCATCGTAAAATCCCAAATCAGTTTTCGTTTCAAAAACAATCGGTCTTCCAACCAGATAAGAACCGCCATCGCTGTCTGTATCTGCTCGAATGTCAAACATAAAATTTCTTTTGCAAAATTCAGGCATTGCATTGCACCTCCTTACATAATTGTAATATCATTGATTTTTGGAGAACTATTGTCGCTTGTTCCCGACCATGCCAAATAATATTCGCCTGCCGGAACGCTCGAAATATCAACGGCTTCTGTTACGCCAGCTGTTGCATACACATACTCAAAATCGACTTTGACAATGTTTTCGTTGTCCGCTGCCAGCAGGCTTTGAATTGATGTCGCCTTTTCTGCATCTGTCGCACCGGTAACCAGACCAGCAGGAATGAACTTGAAAAATTCCCCGTCTTTCATCGAGCTTGAAATGTACCCATATAACAGCAACTGTGTCGGGCTGATGGTCAGTGGCGTGGTGCTAAAAGTCGTCACTTGCTGATTCCATCCGAAATCCGTATTATTATAATACAAGGAATGATTGGAATCTGCATTGCAAAATGCACTTTCCGCTGTGATATATTCCTGCAAAGATTTCAGCCCCGTTGTTGTCAGCGTGTAAATCGTACCTGTATAGTTTGTATACATTGCGTTATCAAACACATAATAACGGGTCGTGGTTGACCCTGTGCCAATCAAATTTGGCGTAATGATAGATGACCCATCCGCATTATTGACTTTCAGCCGATATACGGTCGGGGTGTTTTCATAGATTTCAATCGTTGGAGAAATACCATCTGTTCCCGGTTCGCCATCTTTTCCGGGTACACCGTCTGCACCATTTGCACCCGGTGTTCCAGCCGCTCCAGCTGCTCCCGGTTCTCCGGTATCTCCCTTGTCACCCTTTGCACGTCCAGCGTTGATGATTGACCCATCTGATAATGTAACAATCAAATCTCCATCATCGTTAATCGTGCAATTTTGGACAGAAACAGCCGAACCGCCACCGCCACCACTTTGCTTAATTTTTTTGTTTAAAATCGCATAAAGTAACAGATCCATCTGCAAACACCACCTTTACAGCTTGTACCATTTTGACTGGTACAAAATATAGACATCGCCGGTATCTGCTGCAAGAAACATTGTGCCTTCATCGTAATCTGTCTTGAGTGTTGCAACATCAGAGGACAATCCCAGCAACTTCCAGCAAGATGCATAATTAAGTTCCTTCATCCGTGCTTCCACCTTCCTTACAATTTTGGATATTTGTTGGTTGCACACAGCAGCCATTATTTTTCATTGCTATGGCTCTCGCTTGTGTTTGATATTGCTTTGCATCATTTACATTGATGTAATTTAATGACATCATCCGCACACCGGACAATTCTTTCAACGGACGCATTCCAAATGCTGCCCGTTTTTCGTTTTCGTACAAACTACCGCAATCTCCCAACAAGCGTATCATTTCCAAAGTCTGATCCGTTGTCATAAAGACCAGATTTTTCGTGTAGAATGTAATTTCATTTCCAAATGACTGTTCTCGTGCAGTCAAAAGAACCTTTGTAAAGTTCTGCGACAGCGATATGACAATCGGTTCAATGGTTTTCTGGAAGAATGCTTCGTATTGTTCCTTTGTATAGTCCCCTGTCAAAATACACAGCGGAACACCAAAGTATCGCAGTATCTTTTCATCAATAAATTTGAGCGTATCTGCATCCACAAATTTTACAGTTCGGGTGATTGGAACAAATTCCGACTTGTTGTCCAATGCTAAGAATCCACTCTGCGATTTTGCGAGTTTTTCTTCCAGTTCTTTCATTGCTGCTTCTGTCTTGCCGTCATCCATTATGGTATTGTACTTAACGACCCCATTGACCGCACAGCTGGAAGACATCGCAACTGACAAATTATGCAGTAATTTATAGTTCAGATCCAATGTGTCCAGCAAGGCTTGATTATCTGGCTGCCCACATTCATTCCCACCCATATATTCACTCACACTGTAATTTTTCCGGATGTGAATGATGTCTGCATAGTTCAGCGTTGTTTCATAATTGTTTGCAAACGTGAATTTCACAAACAGTTTTCCGGCTGTATCCTGCAAAAACACAACATTCTGCGGTGCAATCGGATATAATCCCGTATAAACCTTTGTCACACTGCCATTTGCATCCTGTCTGGTGTAATAAGTCGGAATAATAAATGCATTATAGTTCAAATACAACTGCCAAATCACTTTTTCAATGAAATCCGCTGTTGTCATCAGTTCATTCGGGGCATTCAGCAGCGTTTGCAGTCCACTCTGAATCGGAATAGAATCAGAGCCATCCTTTTTCACGTGCATCGGAATCAGTTTTTTGCACTCCGAAACAATGCAATTGATTGCCTGCTGTACAACATCGCTCGCATAGATGTTCTGCCCAAACTGCGAATAAATCGGTGTGAATCCGTTCAGGATGTCTGCATACTTTTTATTCTTGCTTCCATGGATCAATTTATCGAACTGATCACGTAACCAGCCCAAGCGATCACCCCCTATCTGGATTGCCGAATCAGCTGTGTAAAGTCTGTGCGGTATCTTCTGTACATCTCATACAAAATAATCATCGTAACAGCCCCGTCAATTCGCTTCGCACGTTCTGTTTTTACGCACAGAGCAAAATTATCAACGGTTTTTATACCAGCGTTTTTCAAGCACCATTTATCAATTTCATTGTTATTATAGTTAATCAGCTGATGTTTCAGGTCTGCTTCACAATATTTCAGTGCATTGGATAATGTGTAAGCGTTCTGCAAAATCAGCACCAAATCTTCGTTTTGTTTCGTCCAGCCATAATAATCCATACGATTCATCCAGTCACGGCTAAATCGCTGGTCATATCCACATCGCCACAGGCGGATGTCATAATCCGTGTACAGCTTGTAAAACCAATCTGCAACCACAGACAAATCAATGTCTGTTCCGTCTGTAATCGTAAGCAGTCCGGATTTTGCCCAATCTTTATACCTTGCACCAGCAATCCAGTCGTCCGAATCTTCCAATTTTGACTGTGGAATAAAATACATGGTGTGAATGTATTTGGTCTTGTCGTCCGGCTTCATCATCAAAATCTTTGCACAGGTCAGGTCGGTTGTTTCCGACAAGTCCACTGCACCCAAACAAATGCAGCCACGAAATTCTTCCAAATCATAAACCGCACCATAATCATAGTCTTCCAGATTCAGCCACGATTCTACTGCATTTTGCTTGATGTTAAAGTCTTTCGGTAGTACAAAAATACGATCTGCTTTGGATGACCGTGCAAGATCTACCTGTTCTCGCAGGTAATCCCATTTTTTCACGATTCCCAGCGTTGGATTGCTTTTCACCCAAGTGCGTTCATCCTGCCACACTTCGTTTTCAGAATCCTGTGTATAAAGCCACGGCAAAAGTCGCTGCCCTGCAAGCGTGTCATCTTCTCCACTGATTACAGCCCGTGCTTTTTTCAGTTCATCGTCTAAATAGCCGCCAACCACAAAGCCTTCGGTCGTGATATTAATAAATTTCGGGTTTTCTTTCAAGCTTTGCGACTGTTCAATAGATTTCCCGATGATGTTTTCTTTCATTTCATGGGTTTCGTCTATGATTGCGAAATCAATATTACGCCCTTCTTTGTTTTTTGTCCGGTCGGACAGCTTAAAAATCTTCGACCCATTCACTTTATTGAGGATAAATCGCTGATTTCGCTTTGTGTCCAAATCGTCCGGATCAATCAACCGCCGCATGGTGTCAATTGCATCGTAAGTAATGCTTGCTTGATTGTCATCGTTGGAACTGCACACAATATCTGCACCGTTATTTCCAACAATCAATTCAGACAAGCCCAAAGCGGAACAGGTTTCCGACTTTGTATTCTTTCTGGCAATCAGTAAAATGATTTTTTTGAACCGGTCAAATGTGGTTTCGCTCATTTTGAAGCTGTAAATTGCTTCGATAAAAGCTTTTTGCCAGAGCATCAGCACCATCGGCTGATTATAATACGGTGATTTTGTCAGCCGGACGCACTTTTCCATGAAATTGATCCGGATTCGTGCATCTTTGGTATCATAATAAAAGGCATCGTTCAGAAAATCGGCTTTTAAGTTTTCTAACTCCTGCCACAATTCCTGCCCGACAAGGATTTCACCACATGCAATCCGTGCATGGTATTCCAGCAAAAAAGAATTATCCGGTGTCCAGATTTTCTTTTCCTTGATTAACATGCACAGTCCATCCCTCTTTCTCTTGCCCACGCTCGCAACGGACTTTCCTGCTGATCTCCGTTGTCATCGGAAATACGGGCGACAATCTTCACAACATTGGTGTACTGCTGCAAAAATTCCCGATACTGTTTTGCTGCCGGTGTTGCCTTCTGCTGAGACGGATTTTCTGCATTGATCCGAATCATCGGCAGCTTTTCTAGTTCTTCCAGCTTTGTTTCCAGAAAAATCATGCGGTCAATCAAGGGCAAAATTGCAATGCTGTTCGATTCATTCACGATTTTCAGCAATTCTTCTCTTCGATTCATTTCTTTCCACCATCTTCCAGAATTTCAAATCCAAAAATCTCATTTTTCAAGTTTCTGCGAGACGGCTG